GGGGCCTATGCAAGGTAGGTGTGGCTCTGGTGCCGTGGTTTGTTACGTGTTTGGATCGGGTCTGCTACTGGGACTCCTGATGCTGCATTGATCTATCTGGCTGGACCATTAACCACCTATTAAAGATGGCACATGTGAAAAGCCAAGCCCCTCAACAGAGGGCACAGTCCGGGTTCGACCCGGCAACCGCGTCCTTCTACGAAGGGCTTATCAACGCAACGTCGAGAGACGTAGCACTATCCTGCAATCGATCAGACACTGAGCTAGAGAGAGATCTCGTAGAAATACGGACTCGCTTTAGGAATGAAGGAATGTCGTTTTTGACAAAGACGCTTCCTTCCCTTGGCAAGGCCCTCGATAGGGCTCTGTCTCGTGACACCGCGCTAGAGTCCGTTGGCTTTAAAACCAAAAGGGACTCGAAGATACCGCTCTTTATGGGCGACGTCTTCTCGCAGGTGTTTAGTGATGATGGATTGGAACGCAGCGATGCGTCCCACCAGGCCGTTATGGCCATCCGTCAGGTTTGCTTTTTATTTTATAAGCTAAACCTGCCGTTTACCCAACAACAACAAGATGACGTCATCTTGTCGTTTGTAGAAACCGATGAAGCTCTGGCAAATAATACCAAAGTTCTCTCTCAGAGTCCGTGTCAGTGGTGGATTATCCGTTACGCTAAGAATCTCATTAAGAGGATCTTGGCGCCGGTTGACCCTCGTAATGAGGTGTTGTTCCGTCCCAAACATGGACCGGGAGGGGTCTCCACGGGTGAAAAGGCTTGGCAGAAGCCGGTCTTCAAAAGGTACATTGGACGCTTAGCGTCTGTGTTTCCTTACGAAGACTACTTCTACTTTAACTCTTCTCATTTATGTGATGACCTAACCGGTTTCTACGCTCTTGAAGAGCTCGATGCCGGCACTGCGAAAGTAGTGCTAGTGCCGAAGGATTCAAGGGGTCCGAGGTTAATATCCTGCGAACCGCTAGAGAACCAGTGGATCCAGCAAGGCTTGATGAGGGCTCTAACCGAAACGGTGAGCAATCATGCCTTAAGCATGGGTCTCGTGAACTTCACGGATCAAACCGTGAATCAGCGACTGGCTATCGAAGGGTCCTTAAATGGGACCTATGCGACGCTTGATATGAAGGATGCTTCCGACCGGGTGAGTTTAGCGCTTGTAAAGGCGCTTTTCCCGCCAGTCTGGTTTGATGCCCTTTGGGCATCTAGATCAGACGCGACGAGGCTCCCGAACGGTGACATACGTTACCTGAAGAAGTTCGCTCCGATGGGGTCAGCAGTATGCTTCCCCGTTGAGGCGCTCATCTTTTGGGCGTTGTCAGTGGCCGCCATATCATACGAATCGGGTAAGTCTGTTCGCGCACTCAAGGCGGACGGACGGGCCCCCTACGTATACGGTGATGATATCATTTGTCAGACCAAGGACTACGGTCTGATAATGCAGTACCTACCTATGTTCGACCTTAAGTTGAACGACAGTAAGTGCTGTGTGGGCAAGTCCTTCAGGGAATCTTGCGGAGTCGACGCCTTCAAAGGCGTCATTGTCACTCCCCTTCGAGCGAAGGCCACTTGGTCATCATCGTTAGCTGGTATGAGTTATCTCTCCTGGGTTGCGTTTCACAACGCTGCCGATAGGAGGGGTTACTTCAACGTATGCGACTACCTAGCTGGAGAAATCCAGCGGGCGAGGAAAACACCTTATTCAGATGATCCAAAGTCTGAAACCGTCGCTCTCGTTGACTGCCGGAAAGTGGCAGCTCAAGAAAATTCGAAACTAGGTTTCCGAACTCGGGTTAATCCCGAAACCGGTCACTTAGAGATTCGTTCTTGGACTGTCCGGTTCCGCATGGAAAACCATGCTGAACTCCCGGGTTGGGCGGAGATGTTGCGTGTCACATCTCTTAGTCGTAGTGACCGAGGCCTTCAAGGCCAGGGTCTTCTCGACTCTGAGGACCGTACGCAGCAGATCACTCTGCTTTCAGCTCCTGGTAGACGTTACTATCACCCAAAGTTTGATATCAAACGATGGTGTAAAAGACGTCTGCCGGTCCGTGCATATCAG